TATTTTTATGATTATTATATATAAATAAAATATAACATATATATAATAATGGATAATGACTTTGAAGATGACTTAACTATTTTACCAGTAAAACCAAGACCAGAAGATAAACCAATTAAATTTCACCCAACATTACCAGATATTAATAAAGGTGCTTGTATGATTGACATAGCAAAACCTAGAAGTGGTAAAACATTAAGATGTGTTAATTATTTACAAAATCCTAATTTCTTTCAAGGTAAATTTGATGCCGTATATATATATAGTTCCACCATGTCGAATGGTGATGACACCGCCAGATTTTTATATGATGAATTTTCAGATACTATATATTCAGATTATTCTGATGCCCATTTACAATCTATAATAAATTATCAAGATAGTATTCCAAAAGCACAAAGACCAAAGATTGCTTTAATATTTGATGATTTTATTGCTTTCCCAAATATAAATAAGAATTCATTAATGTTTAAAATTGCTACTTCATATAGACATCATAATATTGGATTATTATTATATAATACCCAGATGTTAAAATATGTACCGCCAGTGGTTCGTGCTAGTGTTAATTATGTTATATTATCACAAAATAGTAATCAGAAGCAAGTTGAAGCATTAGCTGAAGAATATGGTGGTACTTATGGTATTGAAAAATTCAAAGATATTTTTGCACAAGCAACTTCACAACCATTTGGTTTTTTGTATCTTGATTTATATGGATTTACTGGTGAAGGCAATAAACCAAAGGCATATGCTAATTTTAATAGATTACTATATGAAGCACCAGTATCTTATACTAAAAAAATGTTGGGAAATTCTGAATATCAAAATACTGAAGAAGATAGTAGAAGGGAAAATAAATTACAGAATGATGACATTTAATTTAATTTGTCAGCATTCTGTACAATATCATATACGTATTTACACAGAATGCTGACAAATGTCTATTCTGATACACTATATATAAGAAATGTATCAGAATTTGGGGGATCATGATACACTATAATATATATTGACAATATCCATATATGAAAATATGAAAATATGAAATTATATCAAATACATTTTATTATATATTGAGACATTTTAATAATTATCATAAATGTTATAGAATATTTATGAAAATTAAAAATGTTTAGTAATTATATAATGCCGTTAGGATTTTTACAATTCGATAATGAACCAGAAGGAATATCAAAACAATTAGATGAAGATTTAAAAATAATCAATGGAGATTTACCACCACCACCAGAAGTAATTAATCCTTCTGTAAGTCCATTTGTAACAGAACCCAAAAGGAAACTAATTGACAAAGTCAATATTTTTAAACCGCCACCAGTTAATCATACAAACAAAGTTTGTATTAATGATTCCGAAGGAATAAATGAAAACATTGAAGAAGTTTCTGATTATAAAAGTTCAGATGAATTAATACCACCAAAAACAAAACCAATTAAATCTAAAAAACCATTAAGTGAAAAACAAAAAGCACATCTTGAAAAAATGAGATTAAAAAGAGTAGAAAAGAAAAAAACACAAATTGAAAAAAAAATGGAAAAATCTGATATTGTTACTAAAATAGATAAAACTAATAATATTCCAGTCATTGAAATTAGTGAAGAAGAATTATTAGATATGGATAAAAAAGAGTTTGAAAAATGGATAAAAAATATGGATAAGTTCGAAAAAATGATGAATGCTATGGAAAAAGAAAAACAAAGAGAAATGGAAAAATTATTAAAGTTAGAACAAAAAGAAAAACAAAAAGAATTAGATTTAGAAAACAAGATTAGACAAAAAATTAAAAGAGAACAAAAACAAGAACAAGATGTTAAATATAATAAACCAACATATCAAAATATATCAACACAACCAATTTTACAACAACCTACTAACGAATATGGTGAATATTCAAATATGTTTGGATATTAAAATCATTAAAATTAATTTTAATTAGTAATTTTCTTTGAAAATGAATTTGTATAATATTATTATAATAATAATAAAATCATTAAAATAATTGACAGAGTCAATATTTTTAATTAATGATTTTTGAAAAAAATAAATATATTTCATTATTATATATAATATGGGAGATTACGGAAATGAAGCATCAAGAATTTCAGATTTAATTAGACAATATAAAGACACACCATTAGATGATATTGGTGATGTAGCAGAAGTTGAAAAACAAGAAGACCAAAGCAAAAGGGCAACTGACTTAACTGAATACATGGACAAGTATAAAACTAAAATGGAAGAAGGTGGTGAAGAAATTGGTGGAGCTGTAGCATTTGAAGGAGCAAAAAAAGTTTATGGTAAATTAAAAAGTATTTATGGAAAATATAAAGACACACAAAAAGAATTAAATTCAATTAGAAAGAAATTTAAATTAAGACAAGATGGTGAAGATGCTGGAACTGAAGGTGATACATTACCAAACCCAGAAGGTTTTTCAGAAGACAAAATGCCCACATCATCAAAACCACAAAAATTAGAAAAACCAGACCAAGAAGAAGACCCAGAAGCATTAGAAACAATACCAGAAGAAGAAGAACCAGAAGAAGAAGAACCAGAAGACAAGGGTAAAGGTAGATTTGAACCAGATGAAGAAGACCCAGAAGCATTAGAAACAATACAAGAAGAACCAGAAGACCAAGTACCAGATAATTTTGAAGGTGGTGGTGGCGACCCTTCTGAAGCACCCCCAAAAGGTAGTGAAGAATTACAAAAACAAATGACCCCACCAGAAGATGAAGATGAAGAAGAAGAAGAAGAACCATTGGGATTTGAAGCAGACCCACAAATTTCAGCAAAAGCATCTGCTGATATAGCAGAACAAAGTACAAGATTAGATGTTGCTTCATCTGCTGATGGGAGTGCTAGATTAGGTCAACCAGACCCAAGTACAAGGTCATCAGTACCTTCAGAAGAACCAGCCGAAAGTGGTTTTCCTTCTGGGGCTGGAACACCAGAAAGAACATTGGGTGAAGCTGCTGAAGAACCAGAAGGATATGCCCCAGAATTATTTAGTGGTGCTAAAAGTTCTATACTTGATGGATTAAAAGAAAGGGGATCTAGTATTATAAATAAATTCCAAGATGCTAAAAATTTTGTTACTAAAGGTGCTTCAGAGTTAGGTGAAAATGTTGGGGCAGATACTGGGGAAGCAGTAGCAACTGGTTTAGCAGAAACTGGAGAAGCAGTAGCAGCTGGTGTTGGTGAAGCCGTCGTGGGAGCAGTACCAGTTTTAGGGGAAATTGCCTTAGTTGGAGTTGGATTAGTTAAATTTGGTGAAGCAATATATCATTTATTTCACCCAAAGCATGAACAAGCAAAAGCAATAAATTCACCAATGAATATTGCTATGCCCACAGCATCACAAGCATTAACTAGTAAATATGCCCAAGCATTGCCCAGTATTGACACTGCTCAAGATGTTAGTGCTTCGGTAATGTCTTTTTAATATAATAAATCATTGTCTCTGACAATTAATGATTGACAAAGTCAATAAATGTTTATTTAAAAAAAAAAACATTATATAATATAATGACTAGTATAAATTCAACTAATATTGATGTTCATTCAGATTCAGAAAATGAAAATATGGGTGAAGGTATGTATTTAGATGCTATGAACCAATTAAAAGAAATTAATGATAAAAGAGAAAAAGAATCAAACAAACAAAAAGAAGAATTAATGGAATTAAGAAAAGAATTGTTATCTGCTTATGGTATCGTTAGATTAATTGATATGATGTATCATGATGCTCAAGAACCAATATCTGAAATATCAGTATTAATAGAAACATTAAGAGAATATTTGTCACAATTTGTAGAAGCAAAAATAATATGTGAAATTCGAATAATTGAAGAATATTAATCTTATATTAATATTATAATGATTTTCAAAGAAAATAAATTGATTTTGTCAATAAATTGTTACTTTATATAATAATTTTAATATTTTGTAATAAAATAAAATATTAAAATTAAAATATCTTTAATAATATATATAATGTTTAAAGCAAATCAACCAAATCAATATGTGCCTAGCAAATCAGTAGCAATTAAACCAGAAGTGGTTAGCAATGTTTCCCAAAATGAACAAATTAGAATTCAAGTCCCTTCTTTTGTTGGTTTCATTGACCCAAATCAAACTTTTTTAAAATTCAATTTAACACATTCAAATGTTCGTGGTCAACTAGTACCAGACCCAGATGCTGGTGGTGGACACTCTTTATTTCGTAATGTGATGTACAGAGATGGTAACAATCAAACTACAATTGAATTTAATGAAGATTATAATGCTAATATGTGCCTTTTAAAAAGTTTTACTGAAACACCAAGTGTTATTCACAAAAGGGAACTATTTAATGGTGTTCAAAATACTATAGGAGATAATCACAAAGAACAGACTTTGTATTATGCCCAACGACAAGACCCCACTGCTGGTACTAATGGAAATACTCCAGATGAAACCACCAGACCAGCAAATTCACCAACACTTCTACTTCCACTTAATTCTGGAATTTGGAAACAAGGAAATATTTTGCCAGTTAGTGCAATGAATGGTTTAAGAATTGTTATTGATACTGAAGATATATTAAGAAGTCACCGATATGTAGATTTAAGGGGCGAATTTGTAAATAGAAAAGTTACTGGTCATCACGTTTTAAGTGCTACCGCTAATAAAGCAGTTGGTGATGATAAACGGAATGCTGGTGTAAATCCACAATTTATTGCTACCCAGTGTCCAATGGCTGCTAATCCATTTGATATTGGGGACAGATTGTATATTGCTGATGCTGGGACTGGAGCAAATGAAGAAACACTTGGTGATGTTGTTGGATTTAGTGAAACTGGCGGTAATGTTCGTGTGTCATATGTACCAGATAGAAATAATGATGTTGGTCTTACATCAGCACACAATATTGGCAGTCTTATATATTATAAAGTAGAAGATAGACAAACAGCAAGGGCAGTTTATAAACCAACAGATAATGCTGGTAATGTCAAAACTGGAAGTGTTTTAGCACCAACTTACACTTTATCAGATATTGAATTAATTGTTCAGTCAGTTCAACCACCAGCACAATATGTTGAAGGTATGTTGAAAGCATCTGGTTCTGAAAAAGGTGTTAGTATGGATTTTATGACTTATGAATTACATCGATTTAATCAAGCAAATAAACTTGGTTTAACTCAAATTCAAATTCCTACACTTATGAAAAGGGCAAAATCACTATTTTCACAACCACTACCAACATCTTCTGCAGTAGCAAGGGGGTTTGGTCATTCTAGTTTAACTGGTTTAGTTGACCAAGCAAAAAATTATGAATGGGTTTGGGGAACACAGCATTACCCATCAAGACTTGTTCCATTAGAACGATATTCACAAGCAGTAGCTGGTGGTGAAAATCGTAATGAAGCATTACATACATCAGAATTACAGAAAGCAATTGTTAATGTTAATGAACCAGTGAGAAATCTTCAGCAAATAGCAAAACACTTTTCAATTCCACGAGCATTAACCAAATATGGTCAAGTCATGGACTTATCAACACAAACTTTATCATTAAGGGTTGATTACAATGCTGGAGCAACTGAAGATAAACTATTTAATAATTATATATATGGATTAAAAAGATTAACTATTAATAAATTTGGTGTCAGTATTATGTGATAATACAAACAAGTTTGTATTAATGATTCTGAAGGAATAAATATATATAGTAATTTATACATTTCTATGACAAATAATAATCATATCTTTGATATTAATATTTAATTTTATTAAATAAAACATTTTAATTATTAAAAAAAAAATAATAATTAAAATATCTATGTACAATATATATAATATGAGTTCGCCAAATATCGTCAATGTCGAGAAATTCGAAATCTTACCAAGTAATCAACCAGCAAATAATACTTATTCATTCCGTGGTTCAAACCCTATTGTAGAAATGACTATTCCAGCACAAGCAAAATTTTTACGACCTAGTTCAGTTAGAATTAATGGTACATTAAGAATTAATACATCTGGTGGTGCTTTAATTAACAATAATACTTTGAAAGCAGAAACATTACAACAAGTAGAATTAAATAGTCGTGTGGGTGTTCACTCTTGTTTTCAAAATGTTGTTTTATCTTCTGAAGCAACCAACCAATCATTGGAAGCAATTAGACAATATGGAAGACTTGTTTCAACTCTTCTATCTTCAACACATTCAGACCAAGATTTTATGGGTGAAAAATCTAATGTAGCAGTCATGAATGGTCTTAACAATTCTTCTTGTAATCTTGTCAATAATGAAATTAGGTTTAGTATTCCATTATATTGTGGTCTATTACAAGGTGGTAACCCAATACCGCTTTCTATGAATGGTATTAACGGATTAAAAATAAAACTAGAATTAGCATCTGACCAACAAGTTTTAAAAGGGACTAATGCAAATACTGGTTCTGGTGCTTTTTACCAATTAAAAGATATTAGTGTGTCTGGTGACCTTCTTGTTCCAGATGATAAGGGTCAAGCATCATTAAGTGTTGCTGGTTCTGGTGCTTTTCAATATAATAGCTATTCTTCATTATATTCTGTTTTGAATTCTAATGATAGTACACAAACATATAATTTAGCAAATAGTCAAGTTTTATCAGTATTCCATACATTTTTACCAGTTAGTCATTCTAACAATTATGGTCAAGATGGTTTTACAAATAATGGATTATTAAATACAGATGCTAATGGTGTAAATTATACTACTGCTTGTAATCTTAAAAAAGTTTCATTTAGTCGTGGTGGTGTAAAACTCGGTTTAGATTATGAAGTAGATGTTGAACAAAATGCTATTCAAGGATTACCAGAAGCACAAATTCTACAACAATATTTAAATGCTTTCCAAGAATTTGATAGTCTTTCACGAATGATTAATAATAAACAATTATTGTCTTATGGCGGAAAGGATAAAGTCCCATATAAAGATGTTCTTACATTTGCTAGACAAGTTGGTGTTGATGCTGATGCTGGAGCAAGAAACTTTGGTATTGGTCTAGCAATGGATAGAGTTTCAGATATGGGTATGAGTTTTAAGGGTCAATCGTATGCTACAAGAATTGTTTCAGATTTAGATGGTAAAAGTCCAAATGCTATTTATTCTTTTATTCTAGCAAAAAATACTTTACAATATTCGCCAAACGGAGTGATGTTAATGAATTAAATTTATAATG